GATACCCTCGCGGCCGGCGGATAGGGTGTTGATCAGGTCCACGCCCGACCGGCCGAACAGTTGCTGCGCGATGTAGGCGCGACGTGTCGGATCCTCGACCGCGGCGATGGCGTCGGCCAGATCCTTGAATGTCTCGGCCGGCGATTGTCCGGCAAAATCGTCTACCGACTTATGGAGCATATCCAGGGCCATCTTGGCGGATCCCGTGCCGCGTTGTGCGTCGCCAAGCTGGACCGTCATCTTCTTGATTGCTTTGTCAAAGGCCGGACCCTCGACGCCGGAAAACTCGGCCGCTGCCAGGCGCAGGCCCACAAGTTCGCTGGCGGTCATATCGATCGATCGGGCGGCCTTGGCGATTTCGTCGATGTTGCCCAGTTGCTCCTTAATGGCTTCGGTCACACCGCGGACCGCTCGCTTTGCGATCGCCAGGGCGCCGGTAAAGGCGGCCAGCGCCAAGCCGGCGGCGATCAGGGCGGGGTGCACGTTGGCCAGTTGATTGACAAAGCGGCCGACAACCGGAATCCCGGTCATCTTTTCGACACGCATCTGGCGCAAGCGGCGGGTGTAGGTCGTCTGATCGATGGCGCCTTTTCGGTATAGCGAATTGAGCTTGCCCAGCTCGCCGCTATATCGTTCGGTCGGCGTTCGCGTGGCGTCCATCAGTTTGGCAGCGTCGCGCAGCTCTTTCTTGCTGGCCACCATGCCACGGGTAAATCCGCTGGTGTCGGCGCCGATCTTGTAGTTTAGATTGCCTATCGTGCCCATGGCCTGGTCGTTTCTACGTGCCGAATCGTTTTTCCATGGCCGCCCGGATCTGCTCGCCGGAAAACTCGGCCGGCGAATCTTGCACCGGTGCGGATCGATCGGGGGTAAAGTCGGCCGCGGTGCGTAGGTCGATCTTTACGCCTTGCCCGGCGGCCAGTAGTGCGACCGCGTTCCAAGCGGCGGCGGCGATCTCGCCCGTATGCCGCCACGCGCCGCTGATCGGCTCGACACGGTCAAAGGCCATCCACGCGTCGAGGGTCCGCGGGTCGATCGATTCCAGCCACGTATCGACGTCGACAATGCCCAGTTGAAGCGCTAGTCTGTAGGCAAAGCGTCGTCGGGGATTTTGTCTGAGTTTTTTACAAGCCCCTCAATATCCCCTTCCTCGAATCCGCAATGCTCGCGGCAAGCGTCGTACAGCCGGCTTGTAACCAGCCCGTCGACGTCTTTCAACGCGTTCTGGTCGTCGCCCTTCAGCAGTTGCCCGCCGCTCTGGTCGACCAGGCAAATGGCGATTAGGCGCCGCCGCTGGCGTTTGATCTTGGCCAGTGAATACTTGCCTTCAGACGATAAAATCGACGTTTCAAACTCCGACTTTTCCGCCTCGCTAAGGCTACGGATCCGGAACGAAAGGTCGGCCACGTCGACCGTGCAATACCGCACGTCCGTCAGGCCCAATAGCTGCTCGCGACTACAAAGCATGGTCTGGCTTCCTGTTGGTAGGGTTTGGTAGGGTGGGCCAAGTACTCGCGGCCCACCGGAATACACTGTCGATCAAATGGCCGGCGGTTTCTGGTGGGCCACGGGCCCACCCTACCGCTACCCGCCGCTGTCCAAATCGTCGTCGAGCTCGGCCAGATCCTCGTCCAGATCCTCGTCGAGCTCGTCCGCCGTCGTGGGCGGTGGCGGTTGGGCTTCCCGCCGTTCGGCTTGGCCGAGCTCGGTGGCGATCGCCTCGCGTACGGCGCCCTTGATCAGGTCGGGGAATGGTTGGCCGTTTGCATCACGGATCCAATTGATCGGTGCGCCGGCTTGCTTGCCCACGTAGCCGACCTGGACCACGTCGCCCCCGTCGGGTCCGGCCAGAATGATGAACTGATTCTGCTGTACCTTGACCGGGCCGAATCGCGTTTGCATGACTCCGACATGCGGCCGCAACTCGACCTCGATCGTGATTGCCTCGACCGCTTGGGGTGCTGGTTGCCGGATTTTCACGTTGACGTCCGCCACGTTTGTTCTCCTTCTTGTAGGGTGGGCCAAGTATTCGCGGCCCACCGGAATTTGTTGCCGGGATGGCGAGGCTCCTGCCTAGCCGTGAACTGGCGCTCTAGTCCGCATCTTGTCCGCATCTGATGCGGACAGACGGCGTGCGCGTTGCAACCGCGGCTCCGCGGGAGCGTCGCCCTCCCATAGCCGAGCCGCCTACGTGCTCTTGGTAAACGCGGGGCCGGTTTCGCCGTCGAAGGCTACCAGCACCTTGGCAACTTGGATCGCCCCGTTTTCCAGGCTGGGCATGGTCACTTTGAGGATGAAGCCGGTGCCCGCATGGTTTGCGGCGACAGTTTCGCCGGTGCGCATGGGATAGGTGATGGTGATAGTTTCCACCACGCCGCACGCCGGCAGGTCGATAGACGTGTCGAATTCGACCTCAAATTCCACTTCTCCGGGCTCGGCCAAGTCGCTCGGCATATACGTTTTGAAAGTCGACGTCGCCAGGTACGACGTTTCGAGCTTCTCCAGGTCCTGCGAGATCTCGCCGATACTACGTACGTTTCCAACGGCCCCCGTCGTTCCCAGTACCAGCGTCGCGCTATTGCCAGTGTCGGCGTTTGTTGCCATGTCGAAATCCTCCCGCGCCGCCGCGGGTGGTTTATTGTGTGTAGGTCACTCGAAAGTCGCGCCCGGTGATGTACCGGAAATGGTCGCCGGCGTCGTCGATCGGTTCTTCGGTCTGGCGCAGATCGCCCTCGACGCTTGCCCCGTGGCAAAATACCGTGTTCAGCGTGCCGCGGTGGCCCTGCAGCCGGGCCCGGATCAGTTCGGCCAACGCGTCGGCCGCCTCGCTGGTTGCCCCGTAGGCGTCCACCTGGACGCGGCCGTGAGCGATCCCGCTTGCGCCGCTCAAGTTCTCGTCGCTGTCGCCGCCCACGATCACAACGCGTATCGCCGGCAAGGCGTCGTCTTGCTCCAACTTCCGCGGCCGTACCCGTGCCCCGACCAGCGCCAATATCGACGCATCGGCCCGCAAGAACGTCCGGATCTCGCTGGTCAGTGTGGCCATGTCCTACGTCCCAAACCGGTCAACCAGCAAACCGGTCAACCAGCTTTGCGAGCTCGTCAATCAAAATCCGTTCGATGGCCGGCGCGGCCGCGTCGAAGCTCGGCCGGACAAATGGGTGCGGTTGAACGGACCCTATCACTCGACCCTTGCCGGTACGCTTTGGATCCGTGGCCGGGCGTACGCGTGCCGGATCCCCGGAACTGATCGTGCCGCCTACCACCATCTTGTGGCCGAACTCGACCATATGTGCTTGCCGCGCGGCCGGTGCCGTGCCCACGATCGCGACCACGGTCTCGCCTTTGGCCGGTAGTACCTTCGACTTGACCGACTTTTTCAAATCCGGAAAGTCCGAGTCACCGCCGACGCCGTCGCCTTTCGGTGCCCGCCGTCGGGTTTCCTTTCGCCCATGGGCCGCGGCGCGTCGCAGGGCCCGCTGTAACAGGCGCCCACGAAGTTCGATACTGACCCTTGCCAGGTTGCGGTCGATTTCGTCCGCCCCTTCGACACTTACGATTACGCTGGTTTCCGCCATGCTCGCCCCTACGGCGCCGCCGTCGTGGTGGTCGTGGTCGTATCTTTCAGCGCCTTACAACTGATCCACAGCTCGCGGCGGCGGCCGTCTCGATCGCGGGCGTTACTAATGCCCAGCAGTCGGCCACCCCACACGATGCGCATTTGTTCGGTGACGCCCTCCCGGTACCGGATCCTTACAACATGCGTTGCCGTGGCGTCCACCTGTTGGCCAAACACGCGTTCCGCCCCGCCGGTTTCGATTACTTCGGCCGGCTCGTTCGATAACCAGGCCGCCCACGATTCCACGACCTGCCCGGCCGCGTCCTCGCTGCCGGTGTCTTGCTGAATCGTTATACGGTGGCGTAGTTGGCCGGCTCGCATTAGTAGTCGCCCAGATTCGCCCAGACGATTGTGATTTCCGGGCGTTTCATGTTTTCCCTCGTTGGTTCGTTGTTGCTTCAGTCGTCGATTCGCAACGCGCCGTATTCCAACAGCTCGTCGCCCAGATCGTAAATGGCCAAGATTCGTTGGGTGCCCAGTGGCAACGTCGCCACCGCCCGTTCCACCTGATCCTCGCGAAACTCGTACATACTGCCCACCAGCAGCTTGAGCGCCGCTTTCAGCAGCTCCGGAACCGCGGCCGCCGCACCGTAGCCGGCCACAAAGCGCACGGTGACAACGTCCGGCGCCGATCGTGCCGTGGGGTAAATCTCGCCGTAGGCCGGCCGGATCTCGCCGGGCTCTCGCGAAGTGCTTACCACGTAGTCGTCGTCGCTCCAGGTCTGCGCGTCGCCGGCGGTGTCCGTGTACGTGACCGACGTAACCGAAACCAGCGGCGCCCGCGGGATCCGGATAGGGTTGTCCCCGGTGGGAAACTCGTCCAAGACCAGGTCCCAAGTAGCGGTGACCAGTTGCCGATATAGCTGTTCCTCGATCCACTGCCGGGCGGCCTCGATCAGCCCGGCAATATACGTGTCGTCGTCCGAGCTCGTGACGCGCAAATGCGTCTTGGCTTCGTTCGTGATAATCGGCTCGGTTGCCGGCGGTGTGACGATCGATAAGCCATAGCTCACGGTGCGTTTTCACCTCTGAAGGGGCAATTGAATTGCAACACGCGGTCTCGTAAGTCGCCGGCGGTGTCGCGGACCTGCTCGACCAATTCTGTGTTGTGGTTCAAGGCCTGGGTATTGCCGCCGATCACGTCGCCGGTCGATTGCAGCACGCCCAGCAAGGCTCGTATCACCCACACCAACACGCCCAGCAGGATCAGCGCAAACCCGGCAAAGCCCCATTGCAAGACCGGCGCCAGGCTCAAGATTTGTTCGGGCCCGTTCATGTTCGCCCTTGTAGGGTGGGCCAAGCCTTCGCGGCCCACCGGAATGCTATGTCGATCGCGCTACGCCTACGCCGCGCCTTCGGCCGGGCTGACGTGCTTCTCGCTGGCGGCAACATCGGAACTTTGCGTGACCGGCTCCTTCTTGGAGTTGTACAGAATCGCCAGGATCCCATCGACAACTGCCCCGGTCGATCCGGCGCGGGTGACAACGCACCGCACATACCGCTCGAGCGGCCGGTCGATGTCCAAAATCGACAGCAGCCCGTCGTCGGTATCTGCGGCCTCAACGCTGGTACCAAGCAGGTCGGCAGCGTCGCTCATATCCGACTCGGCGCCCTGCTGGCCTTTGACGTACGGCGTGCCGTCGGTGATCGTGCCCCATAGCACGATGAACGCGACCGAGTCGAAGCCTTCGGCGACGCCCATGTCGATGATGTCCGAGTTGATCGCCGCGGTATCGACGGCTTGGGCGGCCTTGACGCGGTCGAATCGATGGCTTTCAAGTAGCATGGAACTCATAGCTAACCTCGCGGGTTCTGTTGGTTGGGTCTTTGGCGAGCGGCGGGCGCGAGCCCGCTGATAGAATCCGGCGGCTTACGCCCCCGGCTCGCCTGGTTATCGTTTTTCGCGATCGTCCGCGGTGGCCGTTTCGGCCGGCTTGCCGGCGCGTTTCACGGTCTTACGGGGCGGTCGTTTCTTCGGGGTCTCGGTGTCCGGCTCGGCCGTTTCCTGGGAAACGAACTCGGCTTGACGGGTGGCCACGTAGACGGCGGCCGTCGCCTGGTCCAACTCGGCCTCGTCGCCGGGACGATAGGCCACGCCCGCGACTTGGCCGTTGGCCGTGAACTTGACGCGTACTCGTTTCATCACGTGCCTTTCTTGTCGA